GACTTGATGCGCTGGGAAGGCTGGAAGGCTTCGCAGTGATCACCGGACCCCGGCGCTGACAGGTGTCCCTCTGACCTGCCCGACGGTGCAGGCGATCTCGCAGTGCCTTCCCCTGCCGCCGGGTGCTTTCCACGGCTCCGGCAGGGCGGAGGTCAAAGCCGTCAGTTGAAGCCCCGTGCTCAACTGCGAGAACCGTCACTCAGTCTTGCCTCCGCGCCCATCGTCGCACGGCCGAAACGCAGGCGCAACAGTGTACGCACGTACAGTTGCCGCACCCCATCTACATATCCCCGTGACATCCCCGGGGTCTCACCCCCGAAACCGGGCGGCAAGCGCCACGATTCGCGCCGTGCCAAATTTTCACGTTTAACCGTATGCCGGGGTATTGACTCCGTCCCGCAGCCATGTACGATGCGCCTCATCCCAGCACGTCGTTGGGCACACTGAGGACACCGAAATGATCGACACCCGTGAAGCGTGGCTGACTGAAGCGGCCTGCATCATTCTTGAGGGCACCATCCTGCCCAAGTGCCCGGGCGCGCAGATGCCGCCCGTGCGCATCACTGTCGGCTGGCCGAAAGGCTCCCGTGGCGGCCAGAAGGCAATCGGGCAGTGCTTTGTTCGCGCCGCGTCCACCGACGGCGTCAACGAAGTGTTCATCTCACCGGAGATCGACGATCCCATGGTCATCCTGCCCGTTTTGGTGCATGAGCTTCTCCACGCCGTGCTGGACTGCCAAGACGGTCACCGGGGCCGCTTTGCCGTTTACGCCCGCTCCTGTGGGCTGGAGGGCCCGCTGACGGCCACGCACGCCGGTAAGGCGCTCGCTGCCGATCTGGCCGGGCTGGCGGACGCACTGGGCGCGTTCCCGCACTCCAAGATGGACGTCTCTCACCGCAAGATCGCCGGCACCCGGCAGTTGAAGGTGTCCTGCGGCGCGTGCGGTTTTGTCGCCCGCACCAGCCTGATGCAGATCATGCGCTGGCAGGGCGGCGACCCCGTCTGCCCGGTCTGCGGCGAGTGCGATCTCACGTTCCCGGGCTGAGGCATTCACGGTCTGCCCGCCACGTGCGGGCAGCACGGGAACGTCTCCCACACAACCTGAGGACACCAGCATGAAACACGCCCCCAAACTCTCCGCCGTTACCCGTGGCTATGAGCGTAGCTCGCTTGTAAAGCGCGGCAGCACCATCGTTGCCGAAGTCTTCACCGACACCGATCCCGGCGATCAGTACGAAACCGCTACCCTCATGGCTGCAGCCCCCGAATTGCTGGCCGCGCTCAATGGCGTCTGCAATCGCGGCACCAGCGCGGATTTTGACCGCGCCCGCGAGTTGCTCACCCGCATCGCCGGGGGTGCAGCGGCTTGACGCCTGCCCGCGACAGTGTACAATCCGCCTGCCCCCGCCATCCCGGCGGGGCACACTGAGGACACCAGCATGAAACACAAAGCCGAAAAAATCCGCGCAGCCGTTGTGCGCCGATACATCGAAACCGGACGGCACACATTCATCTCCGACCTGATGGCAGAATTCAGCACCTCCGCCGCGAAGGTGAATGAAAGCCTCCGGGGGGATGACTTTGACTTCTTCCCAGCCGACCGCGAGACGGGCGATTGGTACAACCGCCGCACCGTGGCGTCTCCTGCCGTCGAGCCCAGCAAGCACCTGCTGCGCAGCGAAGTGGCCCGGCACCGCGCCCGTATCGCAAAAGAGATCGCCGCCGGGGGTGTAGCATGAACAGGCTGGCAGCACTCTCAGAAGACGGGCAGGAGGTCGCCTTCTGCCTCATCCGCACCGGCTCAGACGGCTGGGGTGCCCGGCGGGTGCCGCAGGCGTTCGCCCGGCAGGCTCTGGCGCACGGCTGGACGCTCATGCTCGACACATCCCGGGGCTGGAAGCCCCGCAGGCTGATCGAGCGCCGGGGGCAGTTCTTCACGCGGGAGGCTGCGGCATGAGCCGGGACGCGCAGTGCTTGGGTGACGTGTTCGCCCAGATGGAAGCGGAGATGCTCGCCGCAGCGCGAGCCGAAGACGCCCGCGAGCAGGCGGCTTGGGACGCGCTGCCGCAGGCTGAGAAAGACCGCCGCACGGCCGCGACTGAGGCCCGGCTCGCATGGGCTGAGGTCGAGACGCCAGACGACGACGGCGACGATGACGATGAGGGGGAGGACGCAGAGTGAATCCAATGCCCCCGTCCGGCACATACGTCCGCTGGCAGGCTGAGGAGTGCATCGTAGTCACGCATGAGGACGGGCACGCGGGGCGCAAGTCCCGCAGGCTGGTCCTCTACGTCATCCGCACGGGCGACCTGATCTCCCTGCCCCCCAGCACTGAAGTGGAGGTGCTGCCGCCCCCAGAGTAAATATTTACGTTTAACCGCATCACGGGGGGTTGACACTGCCCCGGGAGAGCGTACACTCCCCCCCCATGCCAGCGCACTTGCTGGCCCAACCCAGAGGACACCGAAATGACCGCGCTGACCACTTCCGAAATCGCCGCCATCCGCCTGCAGGCTGTCAAAGCCGGGCACCGCCCCTCCTGCTGGAACGAAGCGCAGCTGGTCGCATTCCGCGACACGGGCGCAGTCCCTGACAGGGGGGTCCCCGCCACGATCCGCGAGACGGCGGTCCCCGCCACGATCTCCGCACCGGCCCAGCAGGGCGGCGTGGAGGCAGCCATCGCCGCACTGGTGAGCACGCTCACCCCCGCGCTGGATGAACAGCGGGTGATCGAGCTCATCCAGCTGTACGGCACCCAGACGATTGAAACGCGCATCACGCTGGAAGTGCGCGAGCCGACCACTGGCGAGATCATCACTGAGGAGCACGTCCACGCCAGCGTGCCCGCGATTATTCGCTGGGTGCAGGCGGGCGTGGCAGTGAATCTGGTCGGCCCGGCCGGCAGCGGCAAGACGACGGCCTGCGAGCAGGTCGCACGCCATCTGGGTCTGGCCTTTCGGTTCACCAGCGCCGTGCGTCAGGAGCACAAGTTGCTGGGCTTCATCGACGCCGGCGGCACCTATCACCGCACGGCGTTCCGCGATGCCTATGAGCACGGCGGCTTGTTCCTGTTCGATGAGATCGACGCGAGTAGCGCGGAGGCGCTTGTCGCGTTTAACGCCGCACTGGCCAACGGTCTCTGTGACTTCCCCGACGGGCCTGTGCGCGCTCACGCCGACTTCCGCGCAGTGGCGGCAGCCAACACGTTCGGCCGTGGCGCTGACCGTCAATATGTTGGCCGCAGCCAACTCGACGCCGCGACTTTGGATAGGTTTGCAGTGGTCGAGTTCGACTATGACGCCGGGCTGGAGCGCCGTCTGGCATCCTCCGCCTTCCGGGCGGCGGGCGGCACCGAAGAGTCGGTGATCGACGGCTGGGTGCGCTTTGTGCAGCGCGTGCGCGACGTGGCCGCAAAGCAGAAAATCCGGCACGTCGTCTCCCCCCGCGCCTCCATTATGGGCGCACGCTTTCTGGCGGCCGGCGGCGGCACCGTGGACGCAGCCAACTCCCTCATCTGGAAGGGTCTGGGAGCCGACCAGCGCGCCGCCATCGAAGCGGCCGTCTGACCACTTGCACACTGCGACGGGGGGGTGTACACTCCCCCCTGTCTTCACCACTCACACACAGGACACCGACCATGATGATCAAGACGACGCTCCGGGGCACGTTCGACGGCGTGCGCGAACTCGCCCAGTGGATCGACAGCAACCCCCGCCAGCCCGGCGCAGGCGATTCTTCACAGTCCCGTGACGCGCGTAAGGGGTGGGATATGGGCATGGGCATGGACGGCGCAATGTCCATGGGCCTCAGCGGCGGGTTCTGGGCTCAGGGCGCTACCGACCTGCAGAAGGCCCGCGTCGAGATCGACCGCATGACGCACCGCGCCCCGGCGCTGGAGCGCGTGCGCTCTGTTGCGGGCTACGCTCCCTGCATCCCCAGCCATCTCGCCGGGCTGCCAGAGGCAATGTGGACTGACGGCGAGCCGGAAGACGCGCCCCGCGCACGCAGCAAAGTTCTCCGCATTGGGGTGGCCGCGTCCTACTCCGCGCAGGCCACGCAAAAGCACGTCACCAACCGTGGCGCTGCGATTATGTCCATCGTCGACTCGCTGGAGAACGACGGCTTCCGCGTAGAGGTGAACGCGGTCATTCTCGCCGTGGATGAGCGCTACGCGCCCTACCGCTGGGACGTTGTCTTGAAGTCCGCCGATCAGGATTGGTCACCCGGCGCGTGCGCATTCGCTCTGGCCCATCCCGCTTTCAACCGCAGGCTGGCGTTCGCTCTTAAAGAGCGCGATCCGTTGGCCTACCCCAACACCCAATCTGGCGGATATAACAGCGTTGAGGCCAACTACGTGAGCGGTGAGGACTATGACCTGTGGGTGCCGCGTCTGGGCGGAAACATTGGCGAGTACGGCACGCCTGAGCGCGCCTCAGTGGCCGCCAAGCAGGCAATTGCCTCCATTGTGATGCGGGAGGCCGCGTGAGCCGCAGCCGGGCGACCATCAGCAGCAGTGACGCCGCCCGTGCGCTTGCTGCTGCCAAGACCAAAGTCACGCTGCGGTGCAGCATCTGCCTGCGCAAGTTCCAGACCGTGGACCCTGCGCGGGCGCTGTACTGTGGCAATTCCTGTAAGGTGCGCGCATACCGCGCTCGCCGCGAGCAGAGGGATGAAGCATGAATGATCAGGACTGGTACGCAGACCGCAACCTGCGCACGGCGCGCTCTCAGCGTGAGGCTGGCATCGACGCTGGCCCGTTCGACGGTGACCTGCTGTCGGATGAACCCCGGGTGCTGGCCTTTTTGGCTGGTTTCGCCACGGGCGCGCTGGGCACGGTGTTCCTGATCCTCACGCGGGTGCTGCCATGAGCCGCACCAAAGACTGGTTCCCATCCATCGAACGGGTCGAAGACAAGACCCCGCTCCGCGAGATGCTGCATGACGACGTCGCATCTTTTCTGGCCCGGGGCGGCCAGATCGAGCAGGCCGTCAGCACCACACTGCGCTGCGTGCAATCCACCGACTCTCACGCCCGCACCAGAGTGGTCTGGGCAGCGGACGTCGCCAGCCAGTCAGAGGCAGACCTGCACAGGCCGTTTAACCGTAGGGCACCTCCGGGCTACGGCCGCGACTATCTGGGAGCGCAGCTATCGGGGCGGCAAATCAGGGCGGGGCTCAAGCCCGCGAAGGTGCGCAAGTGATCATGGAAGGCAGCGCATGGGTGCTGCGCACCCCGGATATGATCCGGCGCTTTAGCAACCTGCTGAGCGCCCGCATCCAGAACGGACCGTTGATCGTGGAGTGCAAAGCCTACGACGCGCCGCGCACTCGCCGGCAGAGAGGCTACCTGCACGCCGTGATCCGCCAGATCGCACTCGCACGGGGCGTGCATGAGGCCGACCTAAAAGAGGACCTCAAGTCAGCATTCGGCATCGTGACCGTGGAGCCTTCGCTGGTGACTGGTGACCGCACTGCGCGGCTCATCAGCACAGAACGCTACTCCCGGGAGCAGATGACGGCCTTCCTGCACTCTGTGATCGCATGGGCTGCCGGTGAGGGCATCGTCGTCACAGAGCCCGATCACCCGGACACGCGGGAGGACATGGGTCTGGCCTACCAGCGCGTGAACCATCAGCAGGCCCGTGAGGCCGTCAGGAGCCTGCGCAAGTGATGCCGCGCAGTGCGAAGGCAAAGGGGTCCCGGCTTGAGAAGGCCGTGCAGATGGCGCTGCAGGAGGCAGGCGCAGAGGCACGCAAGCAGCCGGGCAGCGGCATCTACTCCGCCTTCCCGGCCGACGTGTACGCGGTGCTGCCGTCGGTTGGTCCGGTGCTCATTGAGTGCAAGTCACACAAGTCGCCACTGGCCACCATCCGAAAGTGGCTGGGGCGCGCAACCGTGCTGGTGCATAAGGCCGACGGGGAGGAACCGCTGGTGACAGTGACTCTGTCACACTACTGCGAGATGGTGCGCCATCTGGCCGCCGCCCAGAGGCCGACACAATGAGTCTTCCCTTTCGACTGGCTGACAGCGGTGAGCCCGTAGTCACCGTGCAGTGGGTAGAGCAGCAACTGGTGCCAGCACTGGGGATGATGCTGTCTGGCAGGGTCGATCTGGCCCGTCAGCACGTCAGTGATACCCTACACACACTGACCAGCATCACAGATGCCCTCAGAGCCTCCACAGACTGCGCAGGAGAGGTTTAACCGTGGATAGAGCTACCCCAGTGGCACCCGTGCCTGTAGCGGGCTCCAGAGAGGCTACAGGAAGGCGTGAGGGCCTACAGCAAGCGCCATATACGCAGCCGGGATGGAGTCCGGGCATGGGTAGGCACCCGGGAGCCCGTGATCGGCTCACCAAGAAGGTGTTGAACATCTTGCTGGAGGACTTCACCACCTACGGTGTCGGAGCCGTCGAGAGGGTGCGTGAGGAGGACCCCAGCACGTACCTCAGGGTCATTGCCAGCCTGCTGCCGAAGGACGTGAAGATCGAGTCGGACAGCTTGAGGACCGTGGTGCTCGACTTCCGGGGCACCATCGCATCCCGTGAGGAACCCATGGTGATCGACCAGCCACCGGAGCCGGATCACGATGCAGACGGGCAGGAGTGACGCCACCCGCAGCCGCATCGTGCAGGCTGATGGGGCAGTGCATGTTGCCTACGCCGCGCAGGGTCCAACCCTTCTGCGCATGCACCAGTCCAATGCTCACGTCCGGATGGTGATCGGCCCGTTGGGCAGCGGCAAGACTCAGGCGGTCATCGCAGAGATACTCGCGCAGATGGACTCGCAGGCAGCGGATGCCAATGGCGTCAGGCGCTCACGCTGGGCTGCAGTGCGCAACAGCTACCCGGACCTCCAGACCACCACCATCGCTGACTGGCGACGATGGACTGACCAGATGCAGGTCGGTCGCATGGTCATGGGCACGCCGCCGACGTGGACGTGCCAATACCGCCGCTACGACGGCACCACGGTGCAGGCTGAGCTACTGTTTCTCGCTTTCGATCTGGCCGACGATCAACGTAAAGCCCGGGGCCTGCAACTCACCGGCCTGTGGTTAAACGAAACGAAGGAACTGTCCCATACCAACGTGAGCCAGTTGATGGCGCGTGTTGGCCGCTACCCGGAGCAGTCAGTGCGGGGTGCGCGCTATGGCGTGCTGGGCGACACCAACGCACCGGACCGCGACCACTGGCTGGCCAAGTTCGCGCTGGACAACGTGCCCGACAACTGGGAGTTCTTCATCCAGCCCGGGGCCATGGTGCGCTCCGGTGGATCGTGGACGCCCAACCCGGCAGCGGAGAACCTGAGTAACCTGCCGACGGACTACTACCGCAACGCCATTGCCGGCCGGGCAGAGTCATGGATCAGGTCCAACATCGCCAATGAGTTTGTCTTCCACGCTGATGGCAGGCCCGTCCATCCCGCCTTCAACGAATCGCTGCACGTCGCACCTGTCGGCCCCTTCCCCGGGCTACCGCTGACGGTCGGCGTGGACTTTGGGCGCACCCCTGCCGCCACGGTATGGCAGCGCCAGCCCAACGGCGCATGGCACGGGCTCGCTGAGCTATGCACTGTGAACACCAGCGCACGCACCTTTGGCCGCCTGCTGCGCAAGTTCCTGTCCGACCGGTACCCGGGCTTCAGTGTGTCGGTCTGGGGCGATCCTGCGGGCTCTGCGCAGGCCCAGACGGAGGACCACACCCCTTTCGATATGCTGCTGGCCGAAGGCGTCGAAGCCCTGCCCGCGCCGTCCAACGATTTCGAGAAGCGCTGCGAAGCCATCGACGGGCTGCTGCGCGAGATCATCGACGGCCGCCCTGCCATGCTGATCGATCCGTCCTGCTCGACGCTTGTCCGGGGCTTGGCCGGGGCGTACCAGTTCCGGCGCGTGAAGGTGAGCGGTGAGGATCGGTTCCATGACCGCCCGGTGAAGGACTCTACCTCTCACGTCGTCGAGAGCGCACAATACGCACTGCTGGGCGCAGGCGAAGGCCAGCCCGCGTTTAGCGCCAGTTGGTCAGAGGAGTCCGCTGATCTGGTCGAGTCTGGCTGGGCACCGGACGGGAGGTATTTCGAGTGATCTACATCCCCGGGCAGCCGCCAAGCCTGCAGACGGGCACGCCTGACCTGATCCGCTGGGTGCAGCAGGAGTTGGAGCGCGTCTCCGCCCTGTCGCGCCTGACGGAAGAGGAGATCGCCGCAGCGGGCTCTGGTGCCCCATGGGACTTCGATGAATTAAACGCAACGGCCGTGTATACTGTGGGGACCGTTGATCTGGAAGAGGGAGGGGTATGACCTCCACCCCCGCCATCCTGCGTCATCGCAGAGACACCGCCGCCAACTGGACTACAGCCAATCCGGTGCTGGAGGACGGGCAGCTTGGCTTTGAGACTGACACCCGCAAGAGTAAGTTGGGCAACGGCACCACGGCGTGGAATGCCCTGTCCTATACCGCGTCATCTGGCGGCGGCGGAGCCCTGACTGACGGCGATAAGGGCGACATCACGGTAAGCGGTAGCGGCGCAACGTGGACCATCGACGCCGGGGCCGTGAACAACGCCAAGCTGGGCGGCGACATCACCACGGCCGGCAAAGCACTGCTCGATGACATCGACGCATCAGCGCAGCGCACCACGCTGGGGCTGGGCACGATGGCCACGCAGAACGCCAACGCCGTCGCGCTCACGGGCGGCACGCTGCAGGGTCTGACCGTCACCACGGGCTCATTCTCCAGCAACGTGAACGAGAGCCTGATGCGGATCGTCCGCAAGTCAACGGCAGGCACGATCACCAAAGGGCAAGCGGTGTACGTTGTCGGCTCGACCGGCTCGCACCTGACCGTCGAGCTTGCTGATGCCTCTGTGGAGTCCACTGCGGCCCCCACGTTCGGCGTGGCGGTTGAGAACATCACCGGGTCCACTGACGGCTACATGATGGTCGCAGGGCTCCTGACGGGCCTAAGCACGCTCCCCACGGCATCCTTCGCCGATGGTGCTGCGCTCTGGCTGTCTGAGACGTCAGGCGCGCTGACCACAACCCGCCCGACTCAGCCTGCGCACGGCGTGTTCATGGGCTGGGTAGTCAACGCCAGCAACGGCGCTGCGGGCTCGGCCTACATCAAAGTGATCAACGGGCAGGAGTTGAATGAACTCCACGATGTCCTGATCACCGCGCCCTCCACGGGACAGGCGCTGGTCTATGACGGAACCGTCTCAACGTGGAAGAACGGAACACCGAACCTGAGCGGGTTTCCTGTGTCTACAGCCAGCCTGACAACTGGTGACCATCTGGAGTTCTCAGGCACCAACTGGGTCAACGTGGCGAAGACTACGCTGTCTGACGGCGGCAACTTTTAGGAGAGACTGACATGCCGAACACCATCCGCATCAAGCGCCGCGCAGCCGGCGGTGCAGCCGGAGCCCCGTCCACGCTGGCGAACGCCGAACTGGCGTTTAACGAGCAGGACAACGTCTTGTACTACGGCACCGGCACTGGCGGCGCTGGTGGCTCTGCAACGTCGGTCATCGCTATTGGCGGCTCAGGCGCTTTCGCTGGGTTGGCAGGCCCTGCCTTTACTGGCACGCCGACTGCGCCGACTGCTGCGGTTGGAACGAACACCACGCAGATCGCCACGACGGCCTTTGTGAATGCCGAGATCGCCAATGACGTTGTCCGCAACGACACGGCTGGCACGATCACGATGAACGGCGCGCAGGCGGCCGGCACAAGCGCCCAGATCGCCCGTGCTGACCACGTACACCCCAGCGACACCTCACGCGCCCCTCTGGCTTCCCCAAGCCTCACAGGCACGCCACTGTCCACCACGGCGGCCGTAGACACCAACACAACCCAGATCGCCACCACGGCCTTCGTACTGGGACAGGCGTCAGCGTCGAACCCGGTGATGAACGGCACCGTGGCAATCGGCACCAGTACGCGCTACGCCCGCGCTGACCACGTTCACGCCAGCGACACCAGCCGCGCACCGCTTGCCAGCCCGTCTTTCACCGGCACACCTCTGTCCACTACGGCTGCGGTCGATACCAACACCACGCAGATCGCGACCACGGCTTTTGTGCTGGGGCAGGCATCTGCCGTCACCGGCTCAGCACTGGGTACTGCGGCTGTTGGAACGTCCACCCGGTACGCACGCGCTGATCACGTTCACGCCATGCCGACGCACTCGCAGGTTGGCGCACCGACGGCGGATGTATCGTGGGGCAGCTTCAAGCTGACGTCACTTGCCGACCCGGTGAACCCGCAGGACGCGGCCACCAAGTCCTACGTGGACGCGGCTCGCGCTGGTCTGGACGTCAAGCAGAGCGTGCGCGCTGCCAGCACTGCCACGGTTACCGTCACCTACAACGCCACGGGCGGCACTAGCGCTCGCGGCCAGATCACCGCAGCGCCCAACACGCTGGACGGCGTGACGCTGGCGGCCAATGACCGCATCCTGCTCAAGAACCAGTCCACGGGCGCGCAGAACGGCATCTGGGTAGTCACCACGCTTGGCACGGGCGCGAACGGCGTCTGGGACCGCGCAACGGACTTCGACGCTGACGCTGAGGTGACGGCCGGCGCGTTCGCGTTCGTTGAAGAGGGCACGACCAACGCCGACAGCGGCTGGGTGCTGGCGACGAACAACCCGATTGTGATTGGTGGCGCGTCCGGTACGGCCCTGCAGTTTAACCAGTTCTCAGGCTCAAGCAGCGGTGTCAGTTCGTTTAGCGCGGGCACTACTGGCTTCACGCCGAACACCAGCACCACTGGCGCGATCACGCTGGCAGGAACGCTCGCAGCGGCCAATGGCGGCACGGGCGTGTCGAACAGCGGCACGATCACGCTCGGCGGCAACATCGTCACTGGCGGCGCTCTGACGCTGTCTGGTGCGTTCGCCACCACGCTCACGGTTACTGCAGCAACCAGCATCACTCTGCCGACCAGCGGCATCGTGCTGTCGGACGGCTCGGTCGTTGATGGAGGTACGTTCTAATCACTCACGCCCGCCTGTTTAGGCAGTAAGGGAGGCCAGTTTTGGCAAACACGATCAAGATGAAACAGAGCGCGGTCGCCGCTAAGGTGCCGCTCACAACCGACCTTTCGCTTGGCGAGTTGGCGATCAACACCAACGACGGGAAGCTGTTCCTCAAGAAGAACGTATCCAGCGTCGAGTCCATCGTGGAGGTCAGTGCGGACAAGCTCCCGCTGACCGGCGGGGCGATCACTGGCGCGACAAGCGTGAGCGTCAACTCAGCGTCCGACGCGCTCCGCATCACGCAGCTTGGGGCCGGGAACTCGCTGGTTGTCGAAGACGAGACCAACCCTGACGCGACACCGTGGATCGTTGACGGGGCTGGCATCAGGATTGCCGGTCACACGGTATCTCTCAGCGCAGCGTCCGCGCAGACAGGAACCCAGCTTAGCAACGGCGCGAAGCTGCAGACGCACTCCACAACCACGCAGCTTTCCACGCAGCTGCACGCGGCATGGAACTCTGCGGCGGCCGTTGCTCCTGCTCTGGTGCTGGCGAAGTCTGACGGTGCAACCATTGGCACGTTCACGACAACGACCAGCGGCGACACGCTTGGCTACCTAACTTGGGAAGGCGCAGACGGCACCCAGTTCACGCGCTCGGCGGACATACGCGCTCTGGTGAATGGCACGGTGTCCACGGGCGTTGTTCCCGGATCGCTGTCCTTCCGGGTTGCCAACAGTTCTGGAACGCTCACAGAGCGGCTCCTGATCGCCGCAGACGGCACGCACACGGTAACCGGCACTCTGAACGCCACAACGCTGCAGGAGGGAGGAGTTAACCTCAGTACGAAATACGCGCTGGCGGGCAGCGGCGGGACAGCAAGTTTTGTAAGCATGGCGAAGTGGGGGACTGACTGATGCCAGACGCTTCTGGAAGGATTTACGGCCCGGCCCAGCCGGGCACAGGCAACACAACGCTTTACACCGTCCCGTCAGCAACGACGGTAGTGGTGCGGAACATCCACATATGCAACACCACGGCAACGGCGGCGACGATCAGTCTGGCCATTAACGCATCTGCAGCAACTGCAGCCAATTGCTGGCTGACCGCCCTCAGCGTGCCGGGGAACTCCAGCTATGACTGGAGCGGGTTCCTGCATCTCAGCACGACTGACACTCTGCAGGCGCTGCAGGGCACGGCCAGCGCGCTCACCGTCACCATCAGCGGGGTCATCACCACATGAGCCAGAACATGATCCCGGAGGTCTTCGCGCAGAAGGAAGACTCGCCTCACGCTGACGGCCACATGGGCGTGATGATGCTGGGCGTCAGGAATCACCTGAGCGGCAGCACGACGGACGGCGACTACAGCGCCGTCTCTGTATCCAGCACGGGTGAGATGCAGACCGTAGCCCGGCGCGATCTGGTCCGCATTGCAGTCGGCGTCACAGGCGTCACCACGGCGACCACTGCCTATGTCGCAGGCGATCAGGTCGGCCTTCCAATCACGCTGGCGAACGCGGCTCGCGTGTCTGGTGGCAGTGGTGTAATTGTAGGGGCAACCCTGATCGATCAGTCAGACATCATTGGCGCATACGATGTGGTGATCTTCGATTCAAGCGCAACGCTCGCAACAGACAACGCCGCCTTCTCCATCACCGACGCAGACTCACTCAAGATTGTCGCTTTGATTCAGCTTGCTGGTGCGTTCGACCTGACAAACAACCGCATGGCGCAGTCCTACAACTTAGCAATCCCGTATGTTTGCGCCGGCGGCACAAGCCTGTTCGCCGCACTGATAACCCGTGCTGGGCATACGTTCTTCACGACAGGACAGTTGCCGCAGTTAAACGTCTACGTCGAGCGCAACTAACATGGCATGGAGCTTTGGTGGCGCTAACAACAACAGGATATCGACACCAAGCTCCCAAACGATGGGCGGCACTACCAATACGTCTTTAATTTGCGGATGGTATAGGCCGACAACCCTGACAGCAGGGCGAGCCTACTGGTCGAGCGGGAATACTCATAGCGCCCGCATAGCAGCCACAACATCAGAAATAACGCTGTACACGCAAAACGCCACGACGGGCGGCGTTTGGACAACCAGCGGCGCTGGCATTGTTCTTAATGAGTGGAGATTCATAGCCTTTATGATGTCCTTCCTTAACACAGGGTCGGCAGCAGCATGGCGAGTGTGGGTTGGAACAAATGAAAACTCTCCAACAGAAGTCACCGTAGGCGCGCCGTCGCCCGCCCCGTCCGGGGCATTCACTGGAGGGGGCACCATTTTGCTCGGCCAGCTTGGCTCTGGCGGCACCGTCTCTTATCAGGGAGGAATTGGCGACAACATGATCGTCGCTCAAGCGCAGGCGACAGCAAGTTTTGGACCTCTGGCTACTGCGGCATACGGCGCGATCACGCAGGCGGAAGCAGACAGGGTACTCCAGCGGATAGTGCAGCCTGTATGGAAAGGTGAGCGGTTTCCTGATGCGGTATGGAGCATCTCGCAGGGTAGCTATACCTGCATCGTAAATGCGTTCGATGCCATTCCTGCGCTCAACACGCTCGCCATCCCATCCATGAGGCTCACGGTTCAGTTGACCGGCGAGCCGGGCGCTCAATGTTCACTGGCTGGCGCAATCGGCAAAGGTCTTGCTCGATGCCCGAGAGCAGGAAGCGCCGTCTTTAACGTAACGCGAGAACTTAGGAGGCGATAGTGCGTGCTGACCAGCTAAACGCAGGCGATGTAATCGACTATCGCGGATTTCCCGCGACCGTGCAGAGCGTCTCTGTCGGCCAAAAAGTAAAGGTGGTTATCGAGTGGCAGGAAGACGGAGCCGACTACTGCTGCCACATCACGTACCCGCTCCTGACGGCAGAAGAGTGGAACAGCGAGTGGCTGCCTGAGGACTTCGCTGCCCGTCTGGAATCTGATCTTGAGGAGCACCAGCTTACGCTGGTGACGCCGTAGCCATGCTAAACGATCACGCTTTCGAGTTTGTCGTTATCCGTCTGGAGGGTGGCGACAAAATCACCAACGACCCTGCCGACCCGGGCGGCCTCACCAAGTGGGGTATTAGCCAGCGCGCATACCCGAAGCTCGACATACGCAAGCTGACGGAAGAGGCCGCGTTTGAGATTTATCAGGATGACTACTGGAACGGCATGAAGTGCGACCTGTTTACCCCTGCCGTCGCGCTGGTGCTGTTCGACGCGGCCGTTAATCAGGGTGTCACTGCAGCAATCAGAATGGCGCAGGCGACGGCTGGCACGATGACGGACGGCGTGATGGGGCCGAAGACAGCCGCAGCCATCAATGCCATGAGCGACCTGTCGTTCATTCGACGCTTCGCAAAAGCGCGAATCGCCCGCTATCTCGCGCTAAACAACGCCACCGAAGAGACCTACGAGCGCGGCTGGATGAACAGGATCATTGACATCACCACTGAAGCCTTAGGAGGCAGCCATGAGTGATCAAGCAGAGAAGCCGAAGAAAGCAATCCGCAAGAGCAAGACCATGTGGCTGGCAGCCGCCACGGCCGCAGCAGGAGCCATCCTGACCGCCGCACCAGAAGCCATGCCGGAGCTTGGCGCTGGCCCCGGTCTGGTGCTGATTGGCGCGCTGCAGGCCATCCTGCGCGTTTACACCTCCCAGCCCGTCCGGTGAGGGACGATGACATGGTGGAGGAGCGCCGGGGGGAAAGGCGATCCACCGACTTCGTAAGGGGCGCGCTGGAGGCCAAGCTGGGCGCTCTTGAGTGGGAAGTCAGGGATCAGAAAGAGGCTATCAAGAAGCTGGATGAGAAGATCGATGAGATCGCCTCACCTTTGCGAGATGCCACTGTGGGGTTCCGCTTGTTCCGCTGGTTTGGGATGTTTGTGATCGCCATGCTGGCGTTGTTTAAGACGGGCGACACCAGCCTGATCAGGTCATTGTTTGGAGGTAGCTGATGAAGCGGTTGGTGAAGATTCTCGAAACGCAGGTAATGGAGTCCCGGCAGAGCAGTCAAGAGGTCGGGATTCAACGCGAGCAGAATCATCGCAACTACACGCTGCAACCTCTGGGCAATGAGCGCCCGGGCCGATCCCGGTACATTTCGCCGGACGTTCTGGACAGCGTGGAGGCGAAGAAGGCGATCTTCACCGAGACGTTCTTCTCTGGCCGGCAGGTAGTGAAGTTCGTTGCTGACGGCTACACCACGCCGCAGGAGGCCGAAGTCAAAACGGCCTACGCCATGTCGCAGCTTCGCCGGAACAAGCACTTCCAACTTTTCCGCGATGGCTGGCATGACGCCTTCGTAGCCAAGCGCATGGTCATCATGGCCCAGTGGAAGCAGGACACCGAAATGGTGACTGTCGAGCTTGATGGCACGCCCGCTGAGGTTGCCATGAGTCTGGTCCAGAACGCGGTGCAGTACGAGAACGTGCTGGGGATGGACGATTCTCAGGTCGAGCCGCAGCAGGGGCCTCAGGGCCTCACCGTGCAGGGCCAGATCACCGCCACAGTGGACCGGAGTGGCGTCGAGCTTATCCTGATCCAGCCAGAGCGCTTCTATCGCGACCCGAAAGCCAGCTACGTCGAAGACTCGATGTACTGCGTGCTGGACATGGACATGAGCCGTGGCCAACTGGTGGAGGCGGGCTACGATCCCGCGCAAGTGATCGAGTTGCGTCAGGACTACCGCTTTAAGTCCAGCACCGAAGACGCGGCGCGCAAAGCGCACGATCAGTCCAGCACTGAATTCCGCCGCACCAACCGCGCTCGCGAGCAGGAACTGGTGACGATCTACAAGACCTTCGCGTGGCTGGACGCCGCCACCGTGTCGGAGGACGCTGACCCGCGAGAGCCGGTGAGCGGCATAGACCTGTACGAGATTCACTGGGCTGGCGGCCAGATTTTGAAGTGGGCAAACGGCGAGCCCGCGATCAGCATCGTGAACGAGATGCCGTTTTTTGAGTGGACGGAGTACAAGATCGCTCACGCCGAGAATGGCATGTCAGATGCTGACGTCCTGTCGCACACGCAGCGCGTCAACTCAATTCTGAAGCGCCTGATTCTCGACAACCAGCAGATGCGTAACACCAGCCGCTACCAAGCGCTGTACGGGGCCGTGAAGAACCCCCGCGACCTGATGGACAACAAGATCGGCGGCGTGGTCTGGACGAACCGTCAGGATGCGGTTAAACCACTGGAAACGCCCGAGCTTTCCCCGCTCATCCTGCCCGTCCTGCAGATGCTCAAGTCCGACGCGGAGAGCCGCTCCGGCGTCACCGACTTGGCCAAAGGCATGAACACCGACGCGATCCGCTACCAGAACGCGGCCGACATGATCGACCGACTCACCAATGCCGGCAACCGGCGCGTGATGAAGGCCGCACGGGACTTCGCAGAGGTCATGCTGATCCCGCTGGTGAAGCACATCGTGAAGCTGGGCAAGCGCTACGACAAGCGCATGCACGTTCTGCAGATCAGCGGCTACCCCGTGCCCGTGCAGCCGCAGCAGTGGCGCGAGCGGGAGTCGGAGTGTGAGGTGAAGGTCGCCCTTACCGCTCAGGCTGGCCAGCAGGCCGCGCAGAGCCTCCTGATGCTGCACAGCCTCATCTCCCAAGACCAGCAGCTCTCGCAGCTCTACCAGCTTCCGCAGAAGCACGCGCTGATTGATGAGGTGTTCGATGCGTTGGGCCACACCGACAGCACGCGCTTCCTGATGCGCCCGGATGACCCGCGATTCATGCAGCAGGCCCAGCAGCAGGCGCAGCAGCAGCAGATGATGATGCAGATGCAGATGCAGGCCATGCAGCTTGAAATGCAGAAGAAAGCGAAAGAGGCCCAGTGGGCTGAAGCTGACGCTGCGGCCAAGATGGAGAAGGCCCGACTGGACGAGCGCCGGTTCCAGCTTGAGGCTGCGGATAAGGCGGCAGACAACATGCGTCAGGACAAGCAGTTTGAGTGGGAGCGCCTGACAAACGTGGCTGAGCTTTCGCTTGAGAACGACCAGCAACGGGCCGTGAAGATCGGTGAATTCGATATCAAGCGGGAGCCGCAATGAGGAAGAAGGGAAACGTACCAAGCCCGCTGGAAGTCGCCAACTTCCCGCCCGAGATTCGCCAGCAATTCCTGAGGCGCATTCGCGACTCAGACCCCGACTACGTTCGCAACAGGAGAAAGGACTTTGAACGACAGCGACTCGACTCAGAAGCCCCCGCGCAAGCCCCGGCAATCCCCGCGCTTGCCCCCGAACCGGGAAGAATTGATGTTGCTGGGGGAGCAAGCCTCCAGACTCTTGCTCTCGCCCGTATTCAACGTCGCGGTGAGGGACGCAATCGAGTCATGGTCGGATCAAATTCTGACAAGCCAGCCGCATGAGACGGAGTTGCGGGAGTCGATGTACTTCCGCATGAGAGCGTTAAACGATGTTCTCAGTGAATTCCCGGGTTTTATCAACGCTGCCCGGGCCATGACCGAAGAAGAATTGGCTGACGAGTTTTCCGCAGATGCGGCATGGACTCGCAGCCTTTCTGCTCCTGTCCAGTAAGCGTTGCAAACTGTGTAAACGGAGCTTAATATGATCACGACACAACCCCAATCGGGGACTGCCCCTCAGGCAGCCGCCCCCGAACCGACCGGGGAGTCGTTCCGAGACCGAATGCTGGCCAAGCTGGCAGCCGAGAAGGCAGGAACAACCCCTACCGCGCCTACCCGGCAACCTTCTCCCTCTGAGCCTGAGCAAGAGGAGGACGCCCAAGCCGAAGCCCGGCAGACCGTTGCAGAGGAGCCGTCGCCAGAACCCGAAGAGGCGGAAGGCGATGAAGTCACAACGCTGCGAGCCGAAATCGAGCGCCTTTCCAATCGTGAACGAGAGTTGACTGCCGACTACACCCGCAAGACTCAGAAAATCGCTGAGACGCGCAGGCAGATCGAACAGGACTCCGAGATCGTGCGGAACACCGCCCGCCAAGTAGCCAGCGTAATTGATGCTCCCGTGCGTCAGTTTGAGAACGTCCCGTGGGCCGAGCTTCAGACGCAAGACCCCGCGAAGTATCAAACGATTCGCGCTCAGTACGAGCAGACGGTGATGGCAAGAAACAACTTCTTGCAGAGCATTGCGGCAGCAGAGGCTGAACAGGAAAGACTTCTTGAGGAGAACCGGCAGCGCGAAGCTGAACTCTCCAAAGACATCCTGAGGGCTTCAATCCCGAACTGGTCCAACGAGACCTATCTGGAGCTGCGCGGTTACGCCGAATCTCTGGGCTACCAGCCGCAGGAGTTCGACAAAAACACCGATTACAGGCTTGTTCTCGCACTGCACAGGGCATACCGCGCCGAACGAGCGGCGACCACGGTCAAGTCCGTCAAGCGAGAGGCTTCCAAGAGCGCCCCGGCAGCGCAAAACAAACCGCAGATGCGATCAGCAGGCGGCCAGTTTGCAAATGCCCGGCAGGCGCTGTCCGAGAACAGGGGAAACCGTGATGTTGCCCGGCAGATGTTTCAGCAAAAGCTGGCCGCCGAGCGAAACCAAAACCGATAGGAGATTGAGCAATGGCTGGATTTGATACCTACACCCAACTTCGCCAAGCTGAAGACGTCCAAGACGTCATCTACGACATCAGCCCGGTGGACAACCCCGTGGCGTCGATGTCGCGCACCATGCGCGCCACCGGCAAGCTGCACCAGTGGACGGAGGACGCTATCGCTGCCGCCGCCGCTAACCGCGTTGTGGAAGGCGCTGCCGCTGGCGCTGACACTTCGACCGCCGTCACCGAGAAGTCGAACTGGTGCCAGATCATGACGAAGGTGGCGGAAGTCACCGGCACGCTTGAGGCTGTGGACAAGTACGGCCGCGACAGCGAAATGGCGTATCAGTTGGAGAAGCGCTACAAAGAGCTTGCCAACGACGAAGAGCTTGCCATTGTCGGCGCTCCCGGCGGTACCCGTCAGACCGGAAACGCCGGCACCGCCAGCGTTGCTCGCCAACTCAAGTCGCTGCACAGCCAGTTGGACGCATCCGTATCGAAGGACGCTGCCGCCGTCACGACGGTAGTGAACTTGGAGAAGATGCTGCTCGACGCGCACCAAGCAACGTGGGCCGCTGGCGGCAACCCCGCCTACCTGATCACCGATGGCACCCGCGCACGGCACATCTCCGCGATGGCCTACAGCGCAGGCCGCACGCGGCAGTTTGGCAACGTCACCAGCATCGTGAACGTGATCGACCTGTACGTCTCCAACTACGGCCAACTGGACGTGGTTCTGGACCGCAACATCGATGACTGCTACCTGCTGCTCGACTTCAACTATCTCGCAACGCCCGTGCTGCGCCCGACGCAGGACTGGGAGATTGCGAAGGCTGGCGACAGCGACAAGCGTCAGATTCTCCGCGAGTCCACCTACGCTGTGCTGAACAGCAAAGCTCACGCGATGATCGACAACATTGCTGCTTCCCTCACCTAAGGAAGTGCAGCACAGGGGGCCGGCGGGTGACTGCCCGCCCCCTTTTTTTTGTTCCACATGAAACAGGTGACGCATGAAGAAGCCCGCGAAGAAATCAGGTGCTGGCACTGGCCACGGGGCTCGCGAAGAGCGTGCGGAGATGAAGGGTGGAAAGTACACCGGGAACGCCCGTGAAGAGCGCGCAGAGATGCGTGGAGGAAAGGGGAAGAAGAAGTGAAACGGATAGTTGCCCAGCATGGGTCCGACCTGACCCACTATTTTGGGTCGGAGGACGGGAAGCACTACCGTGGCTTCTATCAGGCCGCAAAGCCGCTACTGGAGCACGCCAAGAGGACGAGTGACATCGTCAACAGTGCGCCGGCCATTGGCAACCCCAACGGCTGGCAGTACGCGGGCTCTGTGGCGATTGCCACCGTCATCGACTGGTGCCGCCGCACGGGCTGCACGTTCGACCAGTGGGCGCGCAATGAAGGCGGCATCAAAGACCAGTTCCTGCGCTGGTACAAAAGCGAGTTCTCCAAGATGATGCCCACGCAGGGCGCGTCAGCGCGGCCCTCCATCGTGGTCCCGCAGACCTACCGCGTGAGGACTCAAGATGCCGTCTCCGATCACTAACTACGCCACTTTGTTGGCGGCCATTCCCGACTGGGCAAACCGCAATGACGCGGCCTACATCGATGCTGTGCCGTTGTTCATTCAGCAGGCCGAGCTTCGACTGTTCCGGCACTTGCGCTGCCCGGGGAATGAGAAGGTTGGCTTGTGGTTGGCGTCGGCCTACGACAACACCATCGCCGTCCAGATTCCGTCTGATTATCTGGAAGCCAAGCTGGTCTATTACGGCGCAAAACCGCTTGAGCGGATCAGTGATCAGCGCATCTCCGAGATGATGTACGACACGCCTGACGTGGGCACGCCGCAGTATTTTGCGCGTGTAAACGACCAGTTGGTGTTCTACCCGCAGGCTGACGTCAACGACGATGTGCGCGTGGTGTACTACGAATCGCAGGGGCCTCTGAGCGCCCTGACAACGTGGACGCGCATGCTGCAGATCGCCCCGTTCGCGTACCTGTACGGCGCTTTGTCAGAGGGCGCTCGCTACACCCGCGACCCGGAGGAGACTCAGATGTGGGATCAGCGCTTTGAGGCCGAGATTCAGTCCATGAACGCGCAGGCCTACGACAACGAAGCTGCCGGCTCGACGGTAGTTGTTACGCAGATAGGGGGTGGATGGTGAGTGGTCCCAGTTTTTTCATCGACGGGCCATCCAAAGACGAGATCGATGACGCCATCGCGCTTGCCCGCGCTTGGGCGATTCAAGTCACGACCCCGTCCACGACGGTGGATGATGATGACTACAGCAGCAAGCAATGGGCGCTGTGGTCGCAGCAGTACGCGCTGACGGTTGCCACCGGCAACCACGTACTGGACTCGCACACCGACGTTGTCCTGACGTCTCCCACAGCCAATCAGGTTCTGACGTTCAACGGAACGAACTGGATCAACCAGTCGGCATCAGCCATCGCGTCAATCGACGCCGCCAACGTCACGTTCACTCCCAGCACGCTGGCAAACTGGACCGGCTCTGCCGACCCGGGCGATGCAGACGATGCGTTCAACCAGCTTGCCCTGCGCGTAAAGACCATTGAAACGACCTCTGTAACGGTCGATGCAAATGACGTCACGTACACGCCAAGCACCCTGACGGACTGGAACGGCTCAGCCGACCCGGGCAGCACTGGCGGCGCTCTGAACCAGCTTGCCGGCCGCACCAAGACGGTTGAGACCAAGTTGGCAGAATCGATCATCATTGCCTGCTCCGACGAGACTACTGCGCTCGCGACTGGTACGGCGAAAGTCACCTTTCGCATGCCCTACGCCATGACCGTGAGCGGCGTGAAGGCCAGCCTGTCCACGGCTCAGACGGCCGGCGCGATCTTTACGGTCGATATCAACGAAGGCGGCGCATCGATCCTGTCCACCAAGCTGACCATCGACAACACCGAGAAGACCAGTGCGACGGCGGCTACGGCAGCCGTGCTGAGCGACACATCGCTGGCCTCAGATGCAGAGATCACCATCGACATCGATCAGGTCGGGGATGGCACCGCGAAAGGGCTGAAGGTAACGATCAACGGGACTCGCACCTAATGGGTACGATTTATGTGCCGTATCGCGGGGCTTCAGGTCCCGCGCCTGACCCGTACTTTGGACAGGTGGTGCTGCTTCTGAACTTCAATGGGGCCAATGGTTCACAGACCATTGTTGATCAAAGTTCCTACGCCGATACCTCAGGTGTATGCGTAGGAACCTCTGCGCTTTCCTCATCTCAAACATTATTTGGAAACACGACATTCGCTCTAAACGGTTCAAATAACTCTGGCGTGCAATTTAACGACTCCTCTAGATTTGCTTTGGGGTCTGGTGAGTTTTGTATTGAGACGTGGTATCGCCCAACCGATGCTGGTTTTGGGAATCTGCAGGGCTTCTTCTGTGGGCAGGGACCATTTGACCAAGCGGACATCGATACTTCTTTTAGGATGTATCTGGGGTATACGGGCACTGGTTATGGATGGCGTGCGGAAAGATGCGTAGGCGCTGTGCCTGTAACGATTGCGCCCTCAGGAAACGCTGCGGCAGCAACTTGGTATCACGTTGCCTATTATCGCGTGGGCATTAACACGTATCTCGCAGT